ATCGTTTGCATTTGTAGTTATTTGTGAAAGGTCAGAAGTTGTGATATACTTGTTAGTAGTTCCTTCTGGTATGTCATCAGAATTAGTAAAACTTGCTTGTTTAAAAGTTCCATTCACATATATAACGGCTTGTTGTAAAGTAGTGTTAACTATTAAACTACGTTCATCTGGTGACGTTATAGCGGTTATTTCTGCTTGCGTTAAGCCTTGTATGATGTCTTGAATCTCCATTATATTACTAATCTAAATAAACCGTCTGCAATATTGCCGTTTCTTGATACCTCCACCGTGTTAACTCCTGTTCTTTCTACCCTCCAGCCAATAGTTCTACCATCCGAAAGCCTAAAAACTTGCGCTTGTATGTCTAATGTGTTTAATCCATGTGTTACAGTGAATGTTGTCCTACCTCCCGCAACAACTCTAGTAACTGAACTTTCTGCACTGTCTAAATCAACATTGAATTTTAAAACTGATATAATAGGTTCTAATGGATTTGTATAATCGATTAAGATCCCTGTCCCTGCCGTTACGTTATCAAGCTTTCCTTTCAGAATATCTTGCATTTCTTGATTAGCATATCCCCAAACTCCTGATTGATATATATAAACTCCTTTGAATCTTCTATTTACTGGCCACACTCCTTGCGAGTTATAAACCACTGCCAACTCACCTTCATTTGCTGTTGGAGCAACTACGGTAGTTAAATCTGTATAATTTGTAGCTGTATATTGAAACGCGATAACACCCGAAGCACCTCCGCTTCCTTTTTTACTTAGGTGTATTACTGGTTTTAAGATCATCGCTTTTAGTTAATTCTCATTTCAAACTCTACTGTTCCGTTTGTATTAGTCTTAGCATCATAATTAATTCTAACATAACTGAACCCCCAATGATCATCTTCGAAAGGTTGGTCAATACCTGCTCCATCTGTTTCTGAACTATAAGGAGCCCAATTAACCTCGTCATTTGAAACCTCGATACTATAAGCAGGAGTTGCCCCACCACCTAGACCTACTGAAACAGGTATTAAACTCCAAATGTGTCTGAAGCAAATACTATATGCTTGTGAAACTTCCGATACACCTGCATCGTGAACTGTTCCATCTCCAAATTCGAAGTTTATAAAAATTGGCTTGCTCATATTATCCCTGAGTTATTTTTTGTTATACCGTCATAAGTCGGGTATGTATTTAAGTTTTCACATATATATTGTTGTATTGCTTGATAGGTTGCTATACCTCTATTTTGTTTTACGTAGATATTAAAACCATTTCCAGTTACTTGTTCTGAGTTCTCGGCATCTACTCTAACTACACCACCTGCAACGCTCTTATTTAAGTTGTAAGAGTGCCATTGAAAATAGACAAAAGCCATTAACATATCCTTAATTCCTTTACTTACTAATGGACCACATGAGTAGTCGTTTTTACAGAAAGGATCAAAGATCTCAGTATATGGAGAGTTCTGTGGAGTCTGTGGAGTGTTAGCAGTTAAATCTGCAATGAATAGTTCGTAGAGTTCACAACCTAATAGCTGTTGTAATTCATTCTTTTCAACATCATCAATTAAAGCAGGCAACTCCTTCAAAGACTGTTTTGTCCTAGCAATGTCATAGACAGGGTTATTCAAAAAATCAGATTCTTGTAGAATTGCCATTAGTGCTTTAATTAAATAGATTTACTCTGCTTCTTCAGCTATTGTCGAAGGTCCAGTTTTAGTTGCTTTTTTTGCATTAGCAATATCACTTTCAGCTTCATCATTCTTCTTCATTCCTTCACAAGTACAGTAACCTTGATTAACCCATCTCTGAGCATCTGTTTCACTAACCTCTGCTGAATGTCCTTTCTTGATCCCTGAAGGGTGATCTTTAATAAACTTTACTTTTTTCATGGTAATTGTTTTAATTTGATTAATTAATTCCTTTTACCTATAAAAGCGCATAACCCGAAGGAAATGCGCTTTTGTTTGGTTCAAAACTTCTTACGGTTTAGTGATCGCAATTAATGCAGCTGCGATATCAGAACACTTCATAAAGGCGTTATGCCAGTTATTCGGTGACCAAAGGTTTTCTCTCAAAATACCTTTCATATCAGCAATCTCTTTTTCCCAGTTGTCTTTGTTTTGGAAAGCAACTTCGATCTCAACAGTCATTCTATCTAAAACCTCTGCTTTAGAAGAATCAAATACAAACAATTTGTTTGCTCCTACATTCTGCAATGGAATTACCATCATTCCTGCTATGAATGGAACACCGTTCACGATAGTAACTCTTGAATCGATATAGTTGTTGTTTAAATCCTTACGAGATTCAACTTCAATAAACCAATCACAAAGATCTACTAATACAATATTTGGCATGAACTCATTAAGCTCTCCTAATTTTGCAATTTGTGTTCTCATTCCTAAGATCAAATCAACCATTGTAGGTGCTTGAACTTTAGCAGTTAATACACATACTGGATTAGCAGCATTAAACTCAGAAGAATAAGAGTCAACTGAATTAGATTCAAGACCTGCTCCTGTTCCGTTCAATAATTGATCATCTTCTTTCAATGCTAAAGACTCAGACAATAATTTGTTGATTCTTGATTGCATGAATGGGTAATCAGCTACAAATAAACGACAGAATGAAATCGTATCTTTTATTACAACAGTCTCCATAGATCTTACGATAATAGTTTCTTTAGTAGTAGATGTAACAGCAGCACATTTCGCTACGTTTTGAGCATCACGTACAACAGTATCTTGTTCTACATACTTATAAACCTCAGTTGATAATGGAATAGTTGAAAATAAAGATCTCATTCTTGGTGCTCTAACAACTACATCTGTAACACCTGGTCTCATTTGAGCAAAATCAGAACCACTAGTTATGTCTCCATAAGTTTGTTCAGCTTTAGCCATTACCATATTTACAGTTTGAGTATTCTTAGCAAGTGCATCTTTCCATTCAGTTTCCTTTTCATCAAAAGCAGATTTTAAACGAGTTTCAAAAGTTTCTGGAGTTGCCCCACCTTTGTTTGCGTTCTCAACCATTGAAGTTAAGTCACGAGCCATATCTTTCAAGATGTCTTGATTCTTAGCAACCAACTTGTTCATAGTTTCCTGCATTTCTTTCTTAAGTGTTCCCATTGCTTCCTTGTTAGCATCTGTATCTTTTCCTGCTTCCAAAGCACCTTTAACACATATATCAACATATTCACTATATAATGTAGCAATCTCTTTTGCGGTCATTGCCTCAAATGCAGCTTCATTAATACCCTTAGCTTGTTTAAAGCCTTCAAATCCTGAATTGACATCGAACAAAGTTCCGTCAGTTATATTGGACACTCCTTTAATTGTTACCATTAATGGGACAGTAGCCAATGACATACCTCCAATAGCGTGTTCAACACCTTCACTAATGTTAATACCTGCCATTTCAATCATATCCATAGCACTTCCAGTTGTAGCGAATAATATCATTCCTACTACTAGGGCGAAGAAACCCATTAACCTCATATTGAAGCCTCTGACTTGTTTCATTCTTTTGTTAGTTTTTGTTTTTCTTCCGTTCATAATGTTGCTAATTTATTTGTCTCAGCTCGACTTTAATTAATTTTAATTTAAGTTTTTAAAAAATGATTCTTTGTCTTGTTCTTTTTGAGTGTCGTCAGACGGCTCGGATTTTTGAGTGGAATCCTCCGGCTCAATATTTTTATCAGAAGTTAGCATTGGTGTAATGTCATTAGATCCTGCCAAAACCATACTACCTTCCTTAAATACTCTTGCTTCAGAAACAGCCCAAAAATAACCTCTCTTGATTGCATCTTCTTTATTCGCAACCGAGTCAATTGTTTTGTCCCAAAGCTTTTTAAATACTTTATGATCTGTTTGATCAGAGTCCATTGCTAGATCATACTTAATGTATTGCATTCTAACACTATGGTCAATATCAATATTCTTGTCAATTATTTTCTTAGCTTGTTCAAGCTCAATGTTTTGTTTATTTACTTTAAAGATTAAAGCCTGTGTGTTTCCTGAATAATTTGCTCCAAGATCCTTCCAAGCAATATCCTGAATAATCATCTTAACATCTTGTGGAAATGATATAACAGACATTACAGATAAGTTGTGATCAGCCACATAAAAGATTTTACCCTGTTGATCCTTAACTGTTTTTTTCCAAATACCATCTAAATGAACATCGTTATGACTGTCCATATATTTAGTAGTGTTAATAACAGCATAAACAAACCCTTCAGGAACGTCAATACCTTTTATAGTTTCGGAATCTTTTTGAATAGGTAAGAATTTTACACTATCTGTATTCTTAAGTTCAGCACTTTTTACGGAGATAACTTTTTCAACATTCTCACAAAGATGGTCGAATAATTCTGCTTTCGAAGAAAATTCTTTGCCTGGAAATTCTATTGCTTTGATTACACTCATTTCTTTACGTACTTTTGCTGCTTTCTTTCAAGATCCTTCTCGATATTCGACTTCATTTCTTCGTTCTTAATCGATTTAATCTTTTCTTTTAGCTGCTCTGTTTTAACATTCTTAGGCATTTCCAACGATTTTTGTTGCTTCTTCTTCAGTAACATCTAAAGAAATAGCAAGTGATTGTATTTTTTGCTCTCTTGTTATCTGTGCCGCTAATGTAGTGATAATTATTGAACTGACATTTTTCTGTTTAGTAGATTTTTTCACCTCGTCTTCATGAAGTGTCGGTATAGCCTGTAAATTCTGTCTAATTCGATATGTTGTATTGTCTCTTTCGTTGTATGCAGGAAGTAACCATTCTGACAATCCTAGTATATCTTTTTCATTAGCAGGTATAATTGCATTAGTCCACATTGCTTTTTCAGCTTCCTTACGGTTATTATAAGTCTTATTTGCAGGATCATTAAATAAAGAACTATCTACACCATACAAATCGCAAAGATCTCTCTTGCTTACAATAGCACTCTCCAACATTTTTAGTTGGCTAGGATCTAAGCCCATTTTAACATAGTCAACATTCGCTGAAGTTGTTAATACCTTTCCGAACTTAACAGCTCCTTCCATTCTTTGGTCTGAAGCTTTCTGTAATTGCTCACGTTGTTGCTCGTCCATATTCTCGTTACTTCTCGAAGTTAACAAACCTCTCGTAGCACCATTTCTAACCATTACGGATTGAGCTTTCTTATTTTCAGAAGATGAAATCAAAGGCAAGAACCCCGCTTCAAGTGGTGAAAGCCCTCTACAAATCTTTAAGCCTGATGGCATAGGATTGTAATACATTACGTGATTAACTTCTTCAGCAGTTAAGGTTGTTGATTTACCATCTATGATAATAGTATATTTGCTTGGTACTGGTCTGAAGTTTTCAATAACGCAATCAACTTTCACAGTTGTATTGTTCAATACATAAATATCTTGATAAGTATTTCCGAATCCTGGCAGCACTTTCCCTTGTCTGAATATCTCTCCTTTCAAGAGCAGGTTTGTTAATGATTCTTCATTAAAATCTACTATGTTTTGTTTTGGGTTTGGTTGCTTAGTCACAATCTTGTGTAAATCTCCTTCTGTAACGTTTTCCCATTCACCTTTCTTATTTATTTTATCAAGCTCTCTTGGTATCTTAGATGCTATTGAAGCAACTCTTTTTACAATAGAATAAACGTCACTGTTTGAGCCGTAAGCTCCATTAATTACTTTACCCTTGCCCCCAAAGTCAAACGCTCCTGGCTCTCCTATTTGGAACACCTCATAACGGCTATTTGCTCTTTCGTTAAATAATCCACTGAAGAAATTTTGAATACGACCCATTGAAATAATGTTTTCACAAATTTAGTGATTTTTTTTTAGTAGTTAATCCGCAAAGAAATAACCCCTGTCGTGATACTCTATCACTCCTGTTAATCCATCGGCACAATCATCATGTTTATTGGCTTTGAATAGTTTTTTAAACAATCTTACATCTTCATAAAACTCTGGCCACCTTTTTCTCCAATCTTCAGGAAAGACTAATCTACGGTTTACAGTAGCACCGTTTGTAAATATCCTTGCTTCTTTGTTTCCTGTCTGACTAAATACAGACACATGACAAGTCTTCTGAACTTCTTTCTTTATAGCTTCAGCCCATAACCTTGTACCCGGAGCACGTTCAATATCTGCTCTTGCTATTTTTCCATTTTTTAATAAATCGATCATCCATTGTTCAGAGTATTCAACACCCTTTTGTGTATAAAGCACATCCGTTATATAGATATTATTGTCTTCAGGATCTACGGGAACAGCGTAATTAATAGAGGTTAAGAAATCTGTACCACTATCAGCAGCATCAGTATAGTTCTTTCGCTCTTTTATTTCGGGTAGTATTCCGTATGGATATGTATTAAATGGTTTATATAAAAGCCCTGCCTGAGATGTAGGATTTCCCTGATTCATACACTCGAACTTTTCAGGATCAAGTTCTTTCTCCTTTTCTAGTTTTTTCAATGCGTGTCTTTCAGGAAATAATGGCTCACCTTTTTCTCTTGGATCTAAGTCGGTTGGATCTCCTGTTTTAATAGCTTCGAAGTTTATCTTTATCCATCCGTCGAAACCTTCTTCAAGTTCATGGATCTCATCAATAGATTCAATAGTGATAACATCATCTTTTTTCTCAATCATTCCAATTAGATCAGATTCGTGCCACCTAGTAAATACGATTAATTGTTGGCTATCATTATGAAGTCTTTTTGTTACTACTGAGCTGTACCAATCCCAAACTGATTCTCTAATGATAGGTGAATTTCCTTCCTTAGCATCCTTATACAAATCATCCATAATCATAACATCAACTGGATTTCCTGTTAGTGGACCACCTCGACCAACTGCTTTTAAAGATCCTTTCTGCCCTACGATTTCAAATTCTTCAGAGTTCCTTAAGTAGTTCGAAGATACGGTTACAACATTGGATGCGTTCAGATATGTTAATGGAAATACATCGTGATAGGTTTTAGTGTCAATTATTCTTTGGATCTGTCTATTGAACTTACGGGCGAATGTAGCCGAATAAGATCCTATTGCAATTTGAGTATTAGGAAATAGACCGAGAATATATGAAGGAAGTTGTATTGTCGAGCCTGTGGACTTTCCGTGTTGAGGTGGAATTGTCACCATTAGGTTTTTTATCTTCTTACGTGCGAACAGCTCTAACACCTCATAGTATGTCTTATGAAATCGAGTAGCTGAAAACTCAGGCATGGTGTTCTTTGTATAATACAATAAATGCCTACGAGATAATTCAGCTTTTACATCACTCTGTGGTATCCTCATTCGCTTCTTTTTCTATCGCTAATAAAGTTTCGGTTGATAGTTTTGAAAGGTCAACATTTCCTGAGTTTATATTCTTCCCTTTTGAAGTATGGTCTATATAAGATTGGTTCAAACTTCTTCGTTCATCAGGAGTACATATCAACCTATACAAAGCTAATAGTTCAGCTGCCTTTGATCCACTATACAATTTTGCTCTTATACTGGATTTGGTTTTCACCTTATTTTCTTCCAATAACTCCTTAAGGGCGTTCAGTTCGTCCGATTCTAATGGAAAGAACTCATAAAATGTTGTCTTCCCACATGGTAACCAAGCAACAATATCTTCAATGAAAAACAAGTTGTTAGTCCTTACTGCTTCCTCTGCTTTTTTATATATTTCGTCTTTATCGTAAGCCATTGAAATAATTTTATTTTTATGAATACCCTAGTTAGTTAGTAGGGTAATTAATTATTGTCTTTATCGTAGTTTTTTTTGTAGTCTTTTAAAGACTTACTTTTTGTATCTTCCACTTGCTTTAACCCGATCTTGTATTTTTTGTTACTTATTTCATCCCAATCAATATCTGATCTACGTATTAATGGCTGCGTAAAATATCTCCAGTTTCCTTTTATTACGTGTTGAGCCCTCCCAAATCTCCATTTGGTTTCTACATGGTCTGGCCATATTTCTTCAAGTGTCCTAGCCATTTGATACCTTCCGTTTTCTTTATAGCGGTCTGTATTACCTCCTTTCATAGTCATAGTTGCCTGTTTATCTATGTAGAAAGCATTAAACTGTACTGTGCATAGGTTATTAGTCAACACTTGTAAACAAAGGTCTGTATCAGCATTATATTTTAGTCTCCACTTATACGGAATTGAGTTGTCAATTAACATTCCTGAATATACATGACAGTTCTTTACAAATGGTTTTTGTGTATCGTTCATTACGAACATTTGATAATTAAAGCCTGATATTGCTATGTTCGTATAACGGTCTGTAAAATCTTCAACCACTTTTATACCTATATTAGCATTACACCTGATTCTTTTACCTCTGTGAAGTCTTCCAATATTTCTTATATTATCATCAAACTCCCAATGTTTTTTAAACCCTAATGATTCTGAATGTTTCCATATCCAATTTCTAACTGGTATTGCACCACCACCTGTTGATTCTGGTGGGAGTACTAAAATATTTGAATCGGGAAAGTTTCTTTTGTAGTCTTCATATTCCTGCACCTCTACGACTAAATAAAAATCGCACTTATCTTCTACCATAAATTTAGCAGTAAGGCAATTATCTGCCCTGCCTTTTGACAAAATATATACCGGGTAATCAGGTTTTAGCATTCCAAAGTTTTTTTTCAACACATTTATCAACAATATTTTCATTAAGCTTTACACCTATGAAATCAAACATAGATCTTAATTCCGTAAGGTCATTATTGAATACTTTGTTTATATTAAGTATGAAAGGATTACATTTTTTTTCCAACTGCTCCAGGTTATGATTATACACATTCAGGTAGTCAATCCAATCTTGCGTTGTATTATACGCATCCATGAAATCTGTCTTGATAATGGAGTTTAAAACTTGGCTTTCGTCTCTCTTTACAATTATCCATTTAGCTTCAGGAAAACTTCTATGCATCATATTCCAACAGAAAGCAATTTTTGGATCTTTGAAGAACCAGTTTTCACCTTCTTTCAAGCCCTCTTCTGTTAATATCTGATTTACGAAAAAATCAAATTCAACCATCATGCTTTTTAGATCCTTTGGATTGTATTTCTTAAGCTTATTTTCAATATCGTTTCTTCTTAGATATTCTATTAATAAACTAGTGATTTGAATATTCTCAAAGTAACCTCTGGCATTATTACCATCAGCAGGTTTCATTATTCCTCCAAATACACCATGCTCATGTAAAATATGGCTCGTTAACGAACTTCCTGATCTTGGTTTACTCGCTATAAATATTGGTTGCTTATGGTTGCGCATCTTCGTTCTCGAATTTTAATGATTTTAAATCATCTCTATCTTTAAAAGGCCACCATGTTGACCAACTCTTTGCTTGTTTCTGAACATATTTTAATTTGTATTCCTCTTGGAATTTGTCACGATCTTCTTCAGTTTCAAAGCTTATCACTATTTTTAATGGTGCATCTTTAGCTTCAAAATTAGGCATCCCAACCCATTCGTCTGAGTCTCCATTTACTTGCTCCACTTTTCCATGATCTCCAAAGTCAGGCACTTCCATACCCCAATTAGCTAGTTTTTCAAGCTCCCAATCTTCTTTTAAGGCATCCCAATCCCATTCTCCAAATCCTACATTGTCCTTAATAACGAATTGTCTTTTTTCATCTTCAGTTAATCCAGTAACTTGCTTAACCCATTCTTGTGGAACTTTTCTACGCTTTAATGCTATCAATGCAGCATATCGCATGTTACCACCTAAGATAACCATATCTTCGTCATAAATGATTGGACGTAATTCCATCATTCGTTTGAAGTTTGTTATTGATTTTTTTAGCTCTGCCAATTTTTCATCAGTAATCGATCTTGGGTTTTCAAGATTTGGTTTTAAGTCTGATAAATTGAATGTGCTTGTCTTTTTTGTCGTGTCTTTTTTACCTGCCATGTGTCAAATGTAGGTATTATAAATGGTTTCTCCAAGTATAAATTAAAAAGCCCCGATGCAGCAGTATCGGGGCTTAGTTGTTTGTTACTTCGGGTTATCCGTTTTTCGCAAACTCTCGGTTGGCACCTGAGATCTTAATGTCGTTTGATAATTCCTTTAAATTCTTTTGTTCCTGTCCTAATCGGCGTTGGTATTGGATAGACTCTTTCATTTACATTATCTGCCATATCATCAATAAATCCAAAAGAAAGTATCTTTTCGTTTTTAATTTCTTCAAATGAAACAGATTTTATATTACTCAAATCAGGGAGTTTCCAACTATCAGTAGGACGTTCACAAACAATTGTGCCTGATTTAGATTTCATATAAATCTTAGTACTTTGATATTGTTGTCTCCTTGGTTGTACCATTACTTCGGTTTCAGTTTATTATTCTCATAAAAGAAATGACCGATAAAAGATCCATAAAGGATTATAACAGCCCACCATCCAATTGCTATTGCAATAATAGTCATTATAATTAATAACATAAAATACAAATATGCTTTGTCGTTGTCTTCCATTAGTTTCTTTTTTCAAGTTGGTCTTCAATCATATCCTTGATTTTCACATAGTGGCTAGATCCTTTTTCATTCTCAATAGCTCTATCACAATATTCAAGTATTTTATCTTCGTCCTTGAAGTGAATAATAATTGAGTTGGCTGCTCTCTCCAACATTCTTTCAGGGCTTTCCTTCTGCTCTAATATTAATACTTCACCCTTCACTATTATAGGGAAATTCTCTCTGTATATTTGCTCTCTATGAATAGGAGCTAATGCAGTTGGTCTGTCTTTTGCAATTATCGGTTCCATTATTTTCCTTTTAGAGCTGATTGCCTAGCATGGCCATATTGGTCAACATAGGTCACTACATTTTTTCCTGTAAACGGGTTCTTCGTTATTCTTACCCAAATCTTTGGTTTTTCTGCTGTTAATTCTGCCATTTTTATTCGAATTTATTTGGTTTCTTTTCAATGCAAAGCTCTGCTTGCTTTATTTCATTATTAAGCATCTTAATTACTGCTTCATTATCACATACCCAAAACTGCTCATCAGCAATTACAACTCCAATTGCAAAATCAGGTTGACGTTTAAGCATTTCAATCATTCCTGTTGCCCTTCCAATATGGACATAAGCTTCTGTTTCAGGGTGTCTTGTGGTGATTCCTGCCAACTTTTCTGCATCTTCTGTACTTAGCATAGCTTATTTATTTAGCTTCTCATAATAAGCGTGAATAATAGAGTTCAATGCAGCTACTACAAAAGCAATGATTACTGATTGAAGTGTAAATGCTCCATAATATCCTAATTCAATTGCTATGGTCCATACTGAAGCCATACAAGTACCACAACCGATTACTGGTTTAAGTAAATAGTGTAATACTTTTGACCTATCCTTAGCCCAATCATAAGGCATACGAAGGAAAAAAAGTAACATTCCTGGGCTTGATATGATTCTCAGTCCTACA